CCCGCTTCTTGATCTCGAGCCTTCGCAACATCCGCACAAACAAGGCGATGCTTCGGAATGAAGTCATCACCCTGCGAGATGGCGATGGGAGGATTCTCTACTCGGGCGACTGGTCCAAGGCCACCGATCACATCGGCTCGGACACCGCTACCATCATTGTCACTAGTGCGCTTGCCACATTGGGCGCGCCGGAGTGGATGGTCAATGCAGTGCCGGCCGTGTGCGGGCACATGGTCCTGTCGACATCGGACGGGCGATCCGCTCCGCTCACATGCGGCGCGCTGATGGGGCTGGGCGTGTCGTGGTTTGTCATGAGTATTCTCAATGACTACTGCGCCACGCGAGCTGGCGGTACGTCCAATGACTTTGCAGTCAATGGGGACGACCTGATTGCCAACTGGAAGCCCGCTGTCTGCGACGCCTATGAACGCGAGTGCACCGAAATCGGAATCGTCGTAAATCACGACAAGTCATTCCGCGGTCGTCTCGGAGTGTTCTGTGAGCAGATTGTGCAGCGCGAAGCGTCCTTCGACGGCAAGGTCTATCGCGGACAGCTGGTACGGAAATCGCCTATGGCCTCATTTGAGGCAGAGCGAATTTCAGTCAGCATTGTCGGCCGGGCGACCTACCGTCTGGGCGAGTGCGCGGGCGTGAAGTCCATTGAGGGCCTGAAGGGGCATCTAGTATCGGATCGCCTCAGAGATATCTCTGAGGGTCGGACACCGGCCGGATTCCTTCCGACTCTCGGACCAGTCCGCGCGCTCGCGAAGAGGACGCTCCACAGAGTTGCGCTGCATCGTCGCCTTCCAGGTCGCCTCAGTCAAGGTGGGGGGGGTCTGGGTCGTGCGAATGAGACTACGTTCAAAGCATTTGTTCAAGGCGGTCCGACGTCCTTACGGACGAAACGGAAAACCGCGCAGGAACGGCTTGAATCGCAGCTCCGCATTACGGCCCTTCGCGACGCCCCCGCGCCAAGAGCTGGTGCTGCCCGTGCACGCCTCTCAGACCTCCAGGTTGTTCTGGCTATCAGAGACAATGGCATGGCCGATCTCAATGGTGCCTGGCGACTCCGAGCGCGCGCAAAATCCGTTGGCCTCAAGGACCACCGAAAGCGAATCTCCTGCCGACATAAAGTCGCGCAGAGTTCCACAGTCGGTGGGGTCCTGGCCAGTACGGATTCGCGCATGCGCTGGAGTGCCAAAGCACGATCGGTGGCCTATGCGCATGCAGCCCGAGGCAGGTTCGACAAAGCGATCACCTACCTAACGAACCACACGCGTCTCATTGACGCCGAGTGCATCCCAGATGTCACTCTCCTACCACGAAAACTTCGAGAAGTCGAAGTAAATCGTGGCCTCCAACCGGGGGCGGAGGATCTCGAAAT